TCGTTTGCTGAAGGGCTTGCCGTCTGAGGTATAACCTCTAACAAGAATAGAATTGCCGTAACGATTTACGCATGTATAAAAACTCAAAGTCACCTCACGTGTTTCATAAACTGTACAATGTATCATCTATGATACATTTTGTGTCATATAGTGTATAATATATCATTAATGATATGCTTTGTCAACCACAAAAAGGCGGACCCGTAGGCCCGCCCTCAATTGTTTTTATTGGTCGGCTTTTGTGCTAACGAAACTGTAAAGCTCTTTAGCCTTTTCCATCAAGTCATTAGTTGAGTACATCTTGTACGCTTCTTTCAGACTTTCTTCTACATCGGTGCGTGCTTTAGAACCTTCTGCAACCATGTTCTCATAAAACTGAATGTTCATATGATATTGCTGGTCAAGATAATCTTTTGCAAGCTGAAGCATCTCTGCACGAATTTCGAAAGGGTTTTTATTAGACATGTGTTTCTCCTGTGTGTGTGATAAGTAGTTTAAACTACTGAGTGATTTTGTAACCAGCTCAGTACATTGCCTGGCGAGGATTCGCCATATGGGTCATCATCAAAGTTATCGGAACGACCGGGCTCTTCGAAGAATGCTTCGATAACACCATCGTTAACCACCATAGCATAGCGCCATGAGCGTGGTCCGAAACCTAGATTCTCTTTGTCTACAAGCATACCCATTTGTCTTGTAAACTGTCCGTTCCCGTCCGGGATAAGTTCTACACGATGAGCACCGAGGATGTCTCCCCAAGCGTTCATCACAAACGCATCATTGACGGATACACAATAAATCGAGTCAATACCTAACGACTCAAATTCTTCATAGTTTTCTTCAAATCCTGGCAACTGCTGTGTTGAACAGGTTGGGGTATATGCACCTGGTAACGAGAATACGACCACACGCTTCTCTCCAAACAGATCTTTAGTAGTTTTATCTACCCAAACGCCACCGATTGGGCATCCGTCTGTATCTGGTTGAAGTTCATCACCTGCTCGCATTTTAAAGGTTACTTGTGGGACGCAAACGCCTTCTTTCATAATTAATACTCCTATAATAAAGTGGGATGGGGGCTTTCGCCCCCTGAGGTTTTAGTCCTCGGTTAAAAAGGTTTTGGCATTGCCAATTTCGATCTTACGAGGCTTCTTCTCCTCTGGGATAACGTTTTCTAATTCAACAGTAAGAATACCATTGACTAGATCAGCTCCTCTAACTTCAACTGTATCAGCAAGAGTAAAAGATCGTTTAAATGCTCTCGCACCTATGCCCTTATGTAGAAAATCTCTTTCTACTTCCGTTGCTTCGACTTTACCTTCAATTGAAAGCACACCATCTTCAACTTGGATGTCAATCATGTCCTCTGTGAAACCCGCAAGTGCAAGTTCGACAATGTAGTGATTATCATCGCTTTTAATTAAATTGTAAGGTGGGTAATTATTGTTATTAGAACCTGATTGGTTCATTGTATGCATTCTATCAAAGATGCGGTCAATCCCTACGAAAAAGGGATCTTGAGTGAGAGTTTGTAGTCTTGTCATTTTGTTTCTCCTTTAAAAAAAGCAAGATTTATAAAGTGTAGACCCTAACGGCATCTACGTTTTTATTTATACACATATTCGCAATAAGGACGAAAAAATGTGTAGTTAAACGCCTGTCGAACCAAAACCACCATTACGGTCGGTCTTTGCGAGAGGCTTACGCTTAAGGTCACTGAATATGACATTGGAGTCTACTACTAGTTCACCTTGAGCGATTCTATCGCCATGTTTAACAATGAAAGGTTTGTCTGATATGTTGTGTAGCATTACATACGTCTGCTCAACATAATCATTATCAACAACACCTTCACAGTTGGCAACAACGATTCCAGATTTAAGCGATAAACCAGAACGAGGATGTATCCTCATAGAATGTCCTTTTGGAATATCGAATATGATTCCGGTTGGGATAAGCACACGCTCATTGCTATAGAGGATAACTGATTTATCTTCTACGTGCTTATTCCGTTTGTTATTATTATGGTCGTAGAACTTAACAGATGCATTTTCTATTAAGCACGAATACATATCAAAACAAGCTGCTGCTTCACTTCCGTAGGTTGGAGTTATCGCTTCTTGTTTTAGTTTAAAGACACCTACTGTTGTTTCTCTCATCTATAACCTGTAAATGCTTCGCCTTCAAGCTCTGCATTTTCCCATTCTTTACGATCTTCTTCTGATGTATATACTGAGAAAGATCCGTTCATATCATATGGTTTATCTAACTCTGTAGAATCAACCTCTAACCAAGTCGCCTTTACTTCGGCTTCTTCTGCAAATTTCTCTGCTGCTTCTTCTGGTGTGTCTGCTTCAATTTCAGTTTGAAATGCGTATTCTTGAGTCATGCAATACACACCACTTATGTAATACGTTGCCATGATATATCACCCGTTACTTTTTCTGCCTATGGAATATTTAGCTGCCAGCTCCCACTCACCCTTGTCTTTATAAGGAAGGATCTTGATTTGGGATAATGGTGCTTCAGGTTCTTTAATCTTTTCGGAATCGACTAGTTTAACTAGGTCCCATTGTTCGAGGAGTTTTACAATCGTATTTCTGCGACCTCTATCTTCATCTTCGAAGTTGTTTAACTTCCCGTCAAGCATAAAGAGTTCTTTGAAATGTACGATGTAATACTTACCTTGCTTGTGCAAGATGTGACAAGATTGATATAGCTTCTTTTCTTTTTTGGAAGCGATACCGATACGTGTCAATGTTTCCTTTACTTTTAGAAAACTATCTTCGCCTGGGAGGAGGACCTCAACCAGCGAATCCACTAATTCTGTGTTCATGCTCTGCCACCTTTTTCTTTTTGTTCTTTCATCAAATTTAATTGTTCACTCGTCAATAATGAAAGATACTCACGCCCAACAACTTTGTTGCAATTATAATACTCGCAAACGAACAGAAGATCTTCATTAATATCGCTTTTGACCCACTTCGAAAAACGTTTCCTGGATCGTATACTATTTATAAGAAATTCGTATTGCGGACGTTTATCTAACTGGTGGAACTGGTTCATCAGGTTAGCATGTAGAATTGTATCTGGGAAATAAGATAGTGCGTTGTTAGTCAACCAGGGGTCGTACTGACTTTCACCGAGAACATCATTTTCTGTGTCTCGCATCATGTTCTTCTTGTTCTGGTTGATACTGTTTACATAATCAAACGGATTGCTCATCTTCTTTCACCTCATCATCGTCTAGACGTTTAACACACAAGACACAGATTTTTTGCTTGTCTGTACCTTCTTTATGTCGGTATTCAATCTCGCCATAATCATTGTTATCAAGTTTGCCTGAGCATAAAAAGCAAACTTTCTTAGGTTGTTTCGTCCATCCCATGATTACTTCCAATCCGCTTCTGCCATAATCGTTGCAAGAGCTGCTACACGATTGATGTCTGGGTTCGCCACAAACGCTTCCTTGTATTGATACTCAGCAAGGATAATGATTGCATCAGCAACGCTTTGTGTAGACCCTAACTTCGAAGGAAGAATGTCATACAACTGACGATACAGATTGGTTGAGTCAATGTCAGAGTTTGTACCGACCCACTTACGTACATCAGTAAACTTCTTCTCTTTCATCAACTTCACTAGTTTTTCAATATTGTCAACACTATGGTTGGTTAAGATGCCAGCATCAATGCGACCAGTAGAAGCATAACGCTGTAGTTCGTTAAGACATCTCCGCCAATCCGGAAAATGAGATTTGACAAGTTCAGCAATAGCCTTGCTATCATATTCGACTCCTTCACCATCTAATATATTTATCACACGCTTAAAGAACTGTCCTGCGATAACTTGCTTTTCATCGTTAGGCATCTTGAACTCAACAACACTACAACGAGAGTGAAGTGGTTCGATGATACGATTCTTGAAGTTACATGTTAGGATAAATCCACAGTTCTTTGAGAACTCTTCCATGAAGTTACGAAGCGCAGGTTGAGTTGAGTTTGCGTTTAAGTAATCAGCCTCATCAAGGATAACATACTTACGACCACCAACAAACGATACTGACGATGCAAAGTTCATAATCTCGACACGTAGTGTATCGATGTTGCCGTTCATAGATCCGTTGATAGTGATATAGTCAGCGCCTATTTCTTCTAGCATAGCTTTTGCTACAGTTGTTTTACCAACACCTGCAGAGCCTGTAAGTAATAGGTTGGGAACATTGTCTTGGTCGACAAATTGTTGGAACGTAGTTTGTAGTTCCTTAGGAAGGATGGTATCTTTTACAGTTTTAGGTCGATACTTTTCGACCCACAAAAAATCATTCATTTACTCTCTCCATCATATAAAAAAGGCGAGGGGGTTGTTACACCCCCTCTATAGATTACGCTGCTGCTTCTTCTGCCACTTCGGCTTCAGGTTCTGCAACGTCACCTTCGCCCGGAATATCGACTTGTTCGCCACTATCCTGAGCTGCTTTTAAGAAACCGACTAGCTTCTCACGTAACGTTCCAACGGCTTGCAACTCGTTTCCACGAATAGCGCCACGTTGAGACACAACATCAATTACCTGGACACAGGCAGAGATGTCTTGCAGGGAAAGACCTGCTGCGTTTGCCGCTTCTGCGACTTGTTCAGCTGCTTCAGCAGCCGTGGTTGTTTCTTCTGTCATTTAAGACCTCCTTATATATAAGTTTTATTAACGGGCTTCAACCGCAACCCAATACTGAACTGTATTGGATTTAAAATGTGCCATACCTTTAGAGGAGAGAGAAACCTCATAGTCGGCTGGCATCAGCTTCAAATTGTCAGTTCGAATAACCATAGTAAACGGTGCACCGTTATAGTCATCTTTAATCACAATGTCGAAACTATC